ATTATTGAAGAGCATACTAGTGTTACTTCAGCTTTGAAAGAAGATTTAAAGAAGTATAAAGCTGATGCGGAAGAACTTCCAAAAGTCCAAAAGGAACTGGACGATTTGAAAAACGGATCTGATGACTGGAAAGATAAGTACGAGAAGGAGCACCGGGCCTTTGATGACTACAAAAAGGACGTTTCAGTTAAAGAAAAGATCAATAAAATAAAATCCGCATATAAAAAACTTCTTGTAGACAATAAAGTTGGAGAAAACCACATTGATTCTATTTTGAGAGTCACAGATTTCAATAAAATGGAACTGGATAAAGACGGAAATCTTGTAGATGCCGATAAACATTCGGAAACTATCAAAAAAGATTGGTCTGGATTTATTTCTACTACTGAAGTAAAAAATACAAATCCTGAAACTCCTCCAGGAGGAATCGGAGGAGGCAATGCTCCTAGCAGAGCGGCGCAAGTGGCCATGAAGCACTATGAAAATATTTACGGTAAGAAAGGGGAAAATAAATGAGTTTTATCGGAGAAGTAGAACAAGGCAAAACTTATGCCCCCGGGTGGTTCCTCGCTCATGAGGAATGCGAGAGAAAAACTAGACAGATTGCGCAGATTGGCGCAACGACTGCTACTAATGGCAGTAAGTATGTAAAAATGGGTACTATATATCCGTCAAATGATGCGAATGCAGTAGGTATCGTATATGAAGATGTAGATGTGACCACCGGAGATATGCCTGGTTCTGTGGTACTTAAGGGAGTGGTATATGAAGACCGTCTTCCGGAAGCAGTGGATACGTACAGTTCTGCGACTGTACAGTCTGGCGGCAATCCTAAAGAGTTGGGATTGTATGAGAGAAGCGGAACCTCTCCTAACTATGTTTACACACTTACAACGGACACTACCGCCGCTGAGGGCAAGACCTATTACAGCTACGATGGAAAGAAGATTGCTTCCGCGGCAAAGACTGCGCTTGAGGGTAAGGGATTTACATTCGTTACCGAGCCTGCAGTCACAAGACCGGATTTTAGCGGAGAGGGGGAATAATTAATGCCGAGAATTGCATGGGAGAATAACATTCTGGGATTTATTCCGAATACAGATTGGCTTGATGTGCCTTTTCAGATCACGAGACCCGGAGATCCGGTAGATATTCTTTTCAGTGATCAAAAAACTGATAATCTTGTGGCAGAATGGGAATCTATTGCATCAGAATATCAGATTCCTGTCATGGCTCAGTTCCATGGATTTGATGTCGAATCGCAGACTACTTTCAGAATCCCGATCGATACTCACAACATTGAAAAAGGTCTCATTAAAGTTAAAATTAATCAATCTGAGAGAATGCGTGCACTGCTGAGATCCGGTGTCCAGGGGGACGAGGCTCTTTATGACTATGTCGTAAATGACGGAGTACGTCTGGCTGAGCAGGTTGTTACTAGAACAAAAGTAGCAAAGAATGAATTGCTTGCAACAGGACAAGTAACAATTAAGGAAAACAACCTTAATTTGACTGTTGATTACGGTGTTCCTAGTGCAAATAAGTCTTTAACTCTTGATTTTAGTGACAATGCTACCGCAGATATTCCGAGCCAAATCGAGAAAATCGTAAGTGATGCAGCAGATCAGGGTGCCATTATTACAGGTATGGTAACCTCTAGAAAGATTATCGGTAAACTGAGAAATAATGATGCCATTCAGATTGCCATCAATGGTACTGCAGGCGTAGGCGCACTTATTAGTCGTGGACAGCTTGAAAACTATTTGGCAGAAGAGTTTGGAATTACACAGATAATTACAAATGATCTGACATATGGTGCTAGTGCGACTATAGGTAATGACGGAAGACCGCATATTACTACTGCAAGATATTTCCCGAAGGATAAAGTTACATTTTTCGCCGGAAATCAGGGCGGAAGACTGGGCGTCGGACTTTGGGGAGATTCTCCGGAAGTAGATGTAAAACAGCTTCTTGATGTATCTCAAAGCGGTGTTTCCCCATTTGTGTATATCACTCAGTGGGCAGAAAAAGACCCGGCAGTTTTATGGACAAAGGCTAGCGCCCTGTTTATGCCGGTACTTTATAACCCGACCAGTCTGTTTATCGCAACAGCCACAAACACTGATGAGGGAGCTTGATAAAGATGTATAAGGTTATTGTACGTTTTAAAGATTTACAGGATAATAACCATGTTTACAATGTGGGGGATATATTCCCCCACAAAGGCATAAATGTGAGTAAAAAGCGCATCAAGGAGCTTTCCTCTAATAAAAATAGGCGGGGGGTTCCGCTTATTAAGGAGGTAGCGGAAGATGAACATGGGGATGTTGACAGAAGTTTGTCAGGAGATTCGAAATTGGTTTGACTATGGCATGAAAAAATATCATGGGCCTATAGTCATTCAAAATAATGAAATAATAGTTCCGGATGTTGATCTAAAAGACGGACAATATTTTAGAATTATAAAAAGCGTTTTTAATGACGGAGTGCATGTTTATCCTCATGATGAATCTTTAATTGATGAAGATTTTGTTGGTGAGTTGTGGGCAATGGCTGTGCCTCCTTCGGTCATTGCCCTTGTCGAAGAAATTAGCGCATGGCAAGAAAAATATGGAGGAATTGACAGTGCTCTTATGAGTCCTTATCAAAGTGAAAGCTTTGGCGGATATTCATATAGTAAATTATCAGGTAAATCAAATAAATCTGGTAGTACTGATTCTCCTATTGCTACATGGCAATCAATATTTGCGTCAAGATTGAATAAATGGAGGAAAATATGAGTTTATTAAATGATGCAATGGAACCTTGTGTCATGTTAAATAAGCAAAGTATTCCTGACGGTTATGGCGGTAGAATTGACGTGTGGGTTGAAAGTGATTTTCAATTTGATGCGGCAATTGTTTTTGATACATCTATTGAAGCAAGACGCGCTGAAGCAGACGGTGTTAAAAGCTTATATACCGTAACCACAAGCAGGGGAATTACTTTGGAATATCATGAAGTTTTTAAGCGATTGCGGGATGATAAAATTTTTAGAGTGACTTCCGATGGGGATGATAAATTTACCCCAAAAAGTACGACTCTTGATATGAAGCAAGTCACTGCCGAAGAATGGAGTGTTCCGAGTGGATAAAGTACAAGCAATTCATAAATTTTGGTCAAGTTTCGGATTAACTGCTTATGATCAAAACACCGTCCCTGATGATGCTCAAATGCCATATATTACTTATGACGTTTCGGTCGGTGCACTTGAAAATGTACTCATTTTGACAGGCTCATTGTGGTATCATTCTTCATCTTGGAAAGAAATTTCCGAAAAATCAAATGCAATAGCAAAAATGATAGGTTCCGGTTATTATATAGATAAAGTTGATGATGGTTATGTATGGATTACAAGAGGAAATCCATTTGCACAAAGAATGTCTGACGGAGACAAAGATGTAAGAAGAATTTATATTGTTTTAAATGCTGAATTTTTAACAGCATTTTGACGGAGGATTAATATGGGAAGATTTACTGTTATATCGCAGGATGCATTTAATGAAATTCAGTTAGATGCAGGTGTTCTGCTTAAAACTTTCGATCCCGCACAACCTACTGTTCCGGCTGATGCCGATATCGTTACTGCTACTACTGGCGGAATTAATGCTTCTTGTGTTCCGACTTACTCGGATTTCGGTGAAGATGTCGATAATTGTCCGAATAACACGAAGGAACTCAAACATTTGGACGGTTGGGAATGTACTATGTCCACTACTGCGTTAGGTACATCTGCTGATTTGATCAAATTGTCTTTGGGTGCTGCTGATATTGATGCAACTACGAGCAAAATTACTCCTAGGCGTGATCTCGCGCAGACCGACTTTGCGGATCTGTGGTGGGTTGGTGATAGATCTGATGGCGGCATGGTTGCTATTAGACTGATAAATGCTTTGTCGACTGGCGGTTTTTCACTCCAAACGACAAAAAACGGTAAAGGTCAAATTTCATTATCTCTTACTGGTCATGTATCTATAAGCTCACAGAATGTAGTACCTATGGAATTCTATTCTACAGAGGGTGAAGAGACTACCGTTGTTACACCAGGCGAGACTCCCGCCGGTTAACCCGTAAAATTAGGAGGATTATATGAAACTGAGAGAATTTGAAAATGAACAAGCTTTAGATCTATTGGCTGATATTATAGAGCCGATTGCTCATATCATGGCCGACGATAAAGTCGAAAAAATGGTAAAAGCAAAAAAGCCTGTTTTAATCATAGCTTCTCACATCCTTAAAAATAACAAAAAAGACGTAATAGAAATAGTTGCAATGATGAATGGAGCAGATCCTACTACTTTTAGATTTAATACGGTGACGCTTTTAAAAGATATAGTAGAGATCATGAATGATCCCGACATCATAAGCCTTTTTACATTGCAGGGTCAGACGATGGACTCAGAATCTTCTGGCTCTGCTACGGTGAATACAGAGGAAGAAAAACAGTAAAGCACTTTTTGCGGTATGTTTCAGCACGAATCGAAGAAACGGCTCGTGAAAAGACATACCGCATTTACATTTCTGATTGTTTACGAGCAATGATTCCTAACGGACGACAAATTCCGAGATATATAGATTTCTTTATGCCGCCAGATGATGTAGATCCTGAAGAAATTAAAACTTCAATTAAAAATAAATTAGCAAAGATTGGAGGTGAAAATAAAGATGGACCTATTCAGTCTAGCCGCGAGGCTTAGTTTGGACTCGAGTGAATATGAGCAAGGCCTGGACAATGCGGAAAATTCTGCAAAAACCAAAGGAGGAGCTATCGGCAAAGCACTCGGAGCAATAGGCAAAATAACTGCCGCAGGTACAGTTGCCGCAGGTGCTGCCGTTATTAAACTTGCATCTGATGCTACCAATTCATATAAAGACTATGAGCAATTAGTCGGTGGCGTGGAAACACTTTTTGGAACTGGTGGAAAATCACTCGAAGAATATGCCGCAAGCGTTGGAAAAACAGTAGAAGAAGCTGAGGGTGATTTTAATAATTATCAATATGCTCAGGCAGAAGTAATGAAGGATGCTGATCAAGCATTTAAAACGGCCGGAATGTCTGCAAATGAGTATATGGAAACCGTGACAGGCTTTTCTGCAGCACTTATTCAATCAATGGGCGGAGATACTCTTGAAGCAGCCAAGAAAGCCAATATGGCAATCACCGACATGTCCGATAATGCAAATAAAATGGGTACGTCTATGGAATCTATTCAAGTGGCGTACGCTGGCTTTTCAAAGCAAAATTATACAATGTTGGACAATCTTAAACTCGGTTATGGCGGTACAAAAGAAGAAATGGAGCGCCTCCTTACTGATGCAGAAGCCATTAAAGCCGCTCATGGAGAAATGGCAGATTATTCTATTGACAGTTATGCGGATGTTATTGATGCTATTCATACTGTACAGGAGGAAATGGGTATCACAGGCACTACTGCCAAAGAAGGAGCTTCTACTATTGAAGGCTCCGCAAATACCATGAAAGCCTCATGGGAAAATCTGGTTTTGAGCATGGCAAAAGGGGATGACACTGTTCGCTCCAGAACAACAGAGTTTTTAGCGTCAGCCTCTAAATGGTTGGAAAATATTGTTCCTGTTTTCTCAAGAGCATTGTCGGGTGTTGCGGAATTCGTAGAAAGTGCGATTCCGAAAATGATGAAAGTAATTCCATCGTTCATAAAGGATCTGATCCCGGATGTGGTAAAAGCTGTTTCGGCGGTATTCGGAGCGGTTACAAAGCAGATTCCGCAATCGCTGAAGGGAATCGGAAATATGCTAAAAAACATAATTCCTTCTATATCAGACCTTGTGGTTCAAATCGGGGATGCACTGCCTCTTGACTTAAAAAAATATGTGTTGCCCGCATTCGGAAGCATCACTGCTTTTCTAAAAAACGTATTTAAAGGCGATTGGAAGCGTGCATGGGAAGAAATTAAAAACATCTTCCGCAATGCTTTTAATGGTGTGGGAAAATTTTTTGAGGATAAATTCGGCGGCGTAAGAGACACGATCCTGTCGATTGATTGGATAGATGTAGGAGAAAAGATACTTTCTTCAATTACGGGGGTTCTCTCAAGCATTACATCTGTAGCTTTCGATATATTTGCGGATGTAGTTAATACAATAACTACCATTGACTGGGGCGATGTGGGAGGAAAGATTTTCACGCTTCTTTCTTATGGACTGGGGCAGATCGTAGAATTTGCCAAGAATGTATTTACTCAGGCCAAAGATTTTATTGCGGAAATTGATTGGGCAGGTGTTGCTCACAGTATTGTTGAGTTTTTTACCGGATCATTTGAATCCATCGGGGAAGGACTTCTTAACATTGACTGGTTAGGACTTGCCATATCGATTCTTGACTTTTTAAAACAGGGATTTAGCTCTGCAATCGAATTTATGGTTACGCTCTTTACCGATATTTGGAGCGTTATTTCTGAAATCGACTGGCCTGCACTTGGACAGACCATATGGGACAGAATTGTTGAAGCGTTTCTTGGTATCTGGGATTGGGCATTAACCACATTTGAAGAGGCTAAAGCCGCTATTTTATCTGTTGACTGGGTACAGGTTGGAACGGATGTCTGGGAATGGATAAAAAGCGCATTTGCAACAATCTTTGATTGGGGATACGACACTTTCAATCTTGCTATTGACGGTATCAAATCCATTGACTGGGTGCAGGTCGGTACAGATGTATGGGATTGGATTAAAGGTGCTTTCAGTACAATCTTTGATTGGGGTTATGACACATTTAATCTTGCTATTGATGGTATTAAGTCTATTGACTGGGTACAGGTAGGCAAGGACATTTGGGATTGGATTGTCAGTGCTTTCAGTGCAATCGGATCTTGGGCAGGAAGCACATTCCGTGAGGCTGTCCGTGTAATCAAAGAGGATATCAACTGGGAGGCTGTCGGCGAATTCATTTGGACTGCCATCAAAACAGGTGTCGGTTTCTTGGTCAAAGGCGCAGGTAAGGTTATTACTTGGGCAGGGAATTTCGGAAAAGAAATTGTCAACGGAATAAAAGAAACTAACTGGGAAGAGGTCGGACAGTTTCTGTGGGATGGCATCAAAACAGGTGTCGGTTTCGTCACAAAAGGTGTCGGCAAGGTTATTACTTGGGGCGTTAACTTCGGAAAAGAGATTGTCAACGGTCTGAGTGAGACTGACTGGGAAGATGTCGGAAACACGTTATGGGGCGGCATAAAAGAAGGTGTCGGATTTGTAACGAAAGGTGTCGGAAAGGTCATCACTTGGGGCGAGAATCTTGGCAAGGAAATTGTCACAGGTATTCAAACTACAGATTGGGCGGCGAAGGGTACTGAAATCTGGGACGCAATCAAGGGTGCTTTCAGTGGAGTTACGGATTTTTTCACGGGCCTATTCGACTTCTCCGGTGTGCACATCAAATGGCCGCATATCTCGGTTGATTGGGAAGAACTTGCGTTTGGTATTCAGATTCCTACTAACTTTCATGTTGAATGGTATGCGAAGGGTTATGATAATCCGTTGCTTTTTGACTCAAAAGGATTGCTTGGAAATCTGGGTTTCGGAGACAGAGGCGCATACCAGGGCGGCGAAATGGTCTACTCCCATGACAGGCTGATGGATGATATCAAAGAGGCTGTCGGAGGAAACCGTATCGGAGATGTGACAATCAATGTTTACCAACAGCCGGGCGAGGATGCGGAAGAGCTTGCAGAAAGGATCAGCAGAATCATGGCTGATGACTATGACAGAAGGGCGGCGATGATGATTTGAGTTATGAATACAATCCGAAATCTAATGTGGTTTTCGGCAGTGTAGATTTGTCAGATTACAATGCATATGCCGTCTACTGCAATATCTTCGACAGGCCCGAACGAGATATTAGCGTGGTATCTGTACCGGGCAGAAACGGCGATCTCATCTTTGACAACGGTCGGTACAAGAATGTTGATCGTACTTATCAGATTCATGTTGTGGGCGTAGAAAACGTCCACAGTCTGATTCGGGATTTGACCTCGACTATAGGTTATCAGCGGCTTGAAGATGAGTATGATCCGAACGTGTACATGATGGCCCGTATAAAATCAAAGCCATCGGTCAAAAAGTTTGTCGGAAATGCAGTACTGCTTACTGTGACGTTCGACAGGATGCCGCAAAGATGGGATAAAAATGAGGGTTTGAGCAGTGGAAAACGATATTTTAAGCTCAAAAATAATTCCGGTAACTTAATGACCGATTATGCAGTGACTTATGCTTACGTCAAGAATGATGGAACAGAAATCACGAAGCCATATATCGAGTTAGTGTATAATTACACGGGTGGTAACGATGACAAAGGACGAATCGATATATTCGCGAGTACAATGGCTCCGCGATATTTTGATAGCGATATGCTTTATCTGCATTACGGAGACTTCTATGAAACTACTTATTCCGTTCCAATATATCCCAAGTGCTTCCAGCTGAGTTTTCCATTTGATTCCGACTATCCGGATGATGCCGCCGGAATCTACAGAATAATTATCGATTCCGAAAAAATGGCAGTATATGACCGGGACACCAATAGGAAGCTAAACGAGTATATTTACGATTATACCGAGTTTCCGGAAATGGAACCGAATGCCACAATGCACATTTATGCAATTTTGGAAACTACCAACATGGTAGAATTGCAACCGAATATCGATGAAGTGAATATTAATGCAAGGAGATGGAACATATGATACCGTTATTGCGCGAATTTTCCACTACTCTTGATGGACGAGTGTCACCGCTTAGTGATACCATCTCCTGCATTGCGACGGAAGAGCGGAACGGGTTATATGGGCTTAAAATGGTAGTCGGAATGGACGATCCGAATTTTGATGAAATAGAACACAACAAGCTCATTCTTGTTAAGGCAAATGATACGGATGAAAAATTGCAAGCCTTCATTATTTATGCCATTGAAAAGAATATGAACGAACGAGCAACTATTTATGCGGAACACGTTTCAAGGCTGATGAAATATATCCCGGTGCCGGCGATGTCAGAGAATAATGAAGAATTACAATATGTTTTAAGCGCGATATCAGGTCGTTTAAGCAGAGCCGGAATTGATAATCCGTTCACGTTTAATACAACATGGACAAAAAGTATTTCATTAAATGTTGGTGTTCCGACCAATCTGCTATCGGTACTTACCGGGACAAGAGGCTCGATAACCGATGTCTGCAAGGGTGGAGAATGGCATTTTGACAATTTTACCGCAACACTAAAGCAGTCAAGAGGAGCTGATAACGGTGTAGAGATTTCTTACGGAAAAAACCTCACCGATCTAAATCAGGAAAGGCATATAGAGAATACCGCAACCGGGATTTTGCCGTATTGGACAGGAAAAGATACGAACAACATCGAGAGACTCGTATACATAAAAACCCCTGAAGGATTCATAGTGTATGCAGACGGTCATGACGATCAACTGTATGAGCGAATTATCCCGGTAGATTTTTCCGATAAGCTAAAATGGGGGTCTTCGGATACTCCCACAACTATGTCTAATAAGCTGTTAACCGCCGCAAGGAACTACGTTGATGATAACGACATAATGACACCGAAGGTATCAATGAAAGTGTCATTCGCACCTATATGGAGTTCTGTTGGATATGAGGAACAGTACAATGTAAACAAAAAGGTTGCTTTGTGCGATACTGTAACCATTAAGTTTGAACGGCTCGGAGTCAATGCGAAAGCGAAGGTCACTAAAATAGAGTATGACGTATTGAATGAGCGGTGTTCTAAGATCACTCTTGGAGATGCTAAGCAGAGCTTTTCCGAGAAAATGGCCCAAACAAACAATGACCTCAATAGAAGGATCAACAGCATGAGATAAGGGAGGGAAATTAATGTCTATAACTCATGAGGCATACCTCAATATTGTACCGGGGGATTCACCAGCCCCGATCATCAAGGTGAGTCAGTATGATGCTGATTTCAGCATTGTGTTTCATCTGATTGCGAAGAAGCGTGGCGTGGTTCCTGCATATCCGAGGACGGTCGAAAATGATGAAGATGTGACCATCAATGTGCCTACATCTGCGACCGTATCTGTGAGAGGGACCAAGACGGACGGAAACGGCTATTCTGCTGCGGCTACGCTGTCAGGAACCGCTACTGCTCCGATTGTGACCGTGGCTGGCCATGAACAGATGACCGCATCAGCTGGGGTAAATGTATATGAGATCACGTTTTATGCGGACAATGCTACCAAGAGGCTGAGTACGGCAAACTTCATTCTGTTTGTCGAACCTGCGGCACTGGATGCAAAGACCATCACTTCCGAATCGCTCATGCTTGAGTTGAATGATCTGATTGCCAGTGTACCGAATGCTGTGGCGGCGGCTGATCGTGCGGAAGCGGCGGCGGCTCAGTTTGAAATTGATGCCACACTTACGCAACAGGGTAAACCTGCAGATGCCAAAGCTGTAGGAGATGCG